GGTCGGTACTGGTGCGTCTACAACCAAAACGGCGTCACCGCTACGCCAGTCTGTTGTCAGGTGGTGATTGCACAGGCGCGGTTCTGCGGGTGGGCGCAGTTCGCCGGGGCGGTGCCACTCGGTACAACATTCACGCCCGCTGCCATTGCCGCCAACTTGGTGCCCTACTTCGGCATCGCCAACCGGACGCAGGTCGCGTAATGGCCCGCCCTGTCGGCTTCCCGCGACCGTCGCCGCCACTCATCACGCTGGGTTCGCGTGTGTCTATGGGCTCAAGCCTCCGCACCACCGCCGTTGCTCCTGCCACGGGCGCAAGTCCGTGGTCCGATGCGGCCAATACCCTCATGGCCTTCCCGTTCATGCTGGAAACGACCACGACTATCTATAAGGGCTTCGCGGTCACAGGCTCGTCGCCAGGCTCCAACTTCGAGGTTGGCATCCTTGACGATGCCTACAACAAGATCGTGTCGTCTGGCTCAGTGTCGGGTGGCGCGGTGGCGAGTGTGCCCGTTATGGCCGACTTCACTGACGTTACCCTCCCGCCTGGCCTCTACTACGCGGGCATGAGCTGTGACGCGACCACGACGGGCCGCTGGTTCCGCTGGACCCTCGGCACCATCGGCACCGCCTTATGGATGTCCCTCGGCTGCTGGAAGCAGGCATCGGCCGGCCCCGGCTCATTCCCGTCACCAACGGCAACGCCCGCTGACCTGACGAACGTCGCCTTCCCGCTGTTCGGCCTTATCACGCGGTCAGTGTTCGATGCGTGATCTAGACCTAGACCTCCAGGTCATTGATGACATCGCGGTCGCGTGGGATGACCTCGACTACGTAACGGGCGGCGGCGGCCCGCCGACTACCAACGCCGCCGCCGAGCTCGCAAGCGGCACCGGCGCAGCCGCCAACGCGGCGCTCACGATTGCGCCGACTGCTGGCCTCGCATCCGGCACAGGCGCGGCCTACGATCCAGGCACAGGCCGAACCCCGACTGCCGCCGCAGGCACCGGCGCAGCACTCGCAGCCGCCGCATCCATCCTCCCGACTGCGGGCGTGGGCGCAGGCACAGGCGCAGCCGCCAACGCGAGCCAGACCGTCGCGCCGACGCTTACCACCAACGCTGCCGGCACGGGCGCGGCTGGCGCGGCTGCTGCAAGCATCAAGCCCACCGCCGGAGTCGGAGCAGGCACCGGAGCCGCGAGCAACGCAGTCGGCGTTCCGGTCATGGGTGCCATCGCTGCTGCCACGGGCACGGGTGCGGCATCCAATGCATCGCTCACCCTCGCACCGACTGCCGGAGCAGGCTCGGGCGCAGGTGCGGCAGGCGGCACATCCTCGACTGTCGCACCGACCTCGGGCGTGGCTACTGGCACGGGCGCAGCCAGTGACGCCACCATCACCACGGCCACCGTCACCAACGCCGCTGCCGGAGCTGCAACCGGAACCGGAGTGGCAGCGGGCGCGAGTGCCAGCATCTTCGTCACAGGTGGAGTCGGAGCAGGCACCGGCGCAGCAGCGGACGCGACCGTCACCACGTCGAGCATCACCTACGCCTCAGCCGGAGCCGCGACCGGGACGGGTGCAGCCTCTGACGCAAGCCTCACCCTCGCACCCAGCGCGGGCGCAGGAACAGGCACAGGCGCGGCTGGCAGCGCCGGCAGCACCGTCGCGCCGAACGCCGGCCTCAGCTCGGGCACGGGTGCGGCGAGTGGTGCTTCCGAGTCCATCTTCGTCAGCCCGGCCATCGCCTCGGGCACGGGCGCGGCGCTGGATGCCACAGTCACCGCTTCAGCGGGTGTCATCGAGGTCAACGCCGAGCTGGCATCCGGCACAGGCACGGCATATGACGCGACGGTCATGGCCATCTCGGCACCTGGCAGCATCGTGCTCTCGGAGGCCAGCATCTACAACCTCACTGTCGCAGGCGCGGCGCAGGCCAGCGCCACCGCCGGCGGCAGCGGCCTCTACTCGGCAACGGCCAGCGGGGAAGGGCGCGACTCCATCGTTCTCAGTGAATCAGAGAGGGACACGGTGACGGTATGAGCACCCTCCACATCGGCGACGTATACCGCACGACGGCGACGTTTTACAACGCCGCAGGCGTGGCAACCAACCCTACGGCGGTGACGATGAAGCTACGCAAGCCTGACGGCACAGTCTCGACGCCCACGCCGAGCAGCGACGGCTCGGGCGTCTATCACTACGACGTGACCATCGACCAGGACGGGACGTGGGAATACTCGTTCACGGGCACGGGCACGATCGTCGCCTCTGAGCCCGGTCAGTTCTACGTCTACGGATCGCGGGTGCTGACATGACCACTGCTGTCGGCGCTTACGCCACCCGCGCAGCCCTTGAGGCTTACATCGGCCAGGGGCAGACCTTCGACGCCACCGATCAGGCGGTCATGGGCGCGATCTGTGATCGGGTCAACGCCTTCATCGAGTCGACCACCAAGCAGCCCATCTGCCCCATCCCCTCGGCGACGTACCTGTACGACGGCGATGGCCTGTCAAGGGTGTGGCTACCCATGCCCATAGGTGCCAGCACCCTCGGCATCGGTGGCCTGCGCACGGTCACGCTGCTCGAGATCACCGGCGAAACCAACGGCACGTTCGCCACTTCGACGGCGACTGACTACATGCTCCGCGGGCGTCACGGCGTGAACGGCCCCTACCGCTGGCTGGTGCTGTCGGATCGTGCCACGGGCAGCTACTCCACCTACCCATCGGGACGCGGCAACATCCGCGTGACGGGCACGGCAGGCTGGAGCGCCATCCCCGATGACATCATCCACACGGCGCTGAACCTGGCGCACCGCTTATGGAACGCCCGCCAGTCGGGCAATCAGAACATCGTCGGCAGCGATGAGCTGGGCCAGAACACCGTTGCGCAGTACGCCGACCCGATGGACAAGATGACCCTCAAGCGCTACATGGCAAGGCCGTACTGATGGCCGCTCGCCGAACCAGCCAACGCTCCACGGTATCGGTCACTCTTTCCGGGCCGTTCTTCACCAAGGACCCCGAGAAGACGATCCTCCAGAACCTTCACACCATGATGGAAGGCATCGCCCATGAAGGCGCAGAGGCTGCCCGTGAAGGGCTGCGGACAGGCTCGGGTCAGCGGGCAATGATCCGCGAGCTCGGCGATCGCGTGGCCGATCACGTCATCGGGCGCACGGTGTCACTGACTGGCAAGCGATGGGCAGGCGCGGCGGTCATCCAGGTACTCAATCAGGGTTACTCAGAGCGGCAGGGGCAGTCGCTCATGGCTGCGGCTTCCTACGTCGAAGGACGTACCGCCGCCATCCGCCGGGTGACGCGCCAGATCAGCGCAGCGAAGGCCGATCTGACGAAGGGGCTGGAGTGACGTGGATGTTCTGGATCTCATGGACGCCCTCCAGGTTCACGCCGCTGCTGCCGCTGTCACCGCCGGCGGGGCGACGTTCACCGATGTTGCGGTTGGCTTCCCGGCTGCTCGCGGGCGGTGCGTTCGCATCTTCTACGGCGGCGAGCGCGAGCCCGAGCGCATGGGCCCGGACGACCTCACGCTCAACTCGCAGCTCATGGCCGAGGCCGTCATCGTGCGCGGCTACTGGCCGCTATCCGAAACGGCAGCCAAGCGGCAACGCATCATGGAGCAGGAGATTGCGACCTTCGTCAAGAGCTTCCGCACCCGCGTCCTGGGCGACTCGCAGCTCGGCGGTGAAGCCGTGGATCTGAACCTCCACGCCGCGGTGTGCGAGCAGATCATCGTCGCCCGTACCAAGTACGCCGTAGTCGACTTCGAGTGTGTGTCGGACTACACCGAATATTCAATCGCCCCATGAGGACTTGAGATATGGCTAAACAATCAGCCCTCGGGGCGAACCTGTACTTCGGCATCTATGACCTGTCGGGCGACGTTGGCGTCGTGGACAGCATCAGCTCACCGCGGGGAACGCTCGACGTGACCGCGATGGACAAGAGCGCGATGGAACGCATCCTTGCGCTCCGCGATGGGATGCTCGGCTTCACCGGCTTCTGGAACGCCTCGGCGTCACAGATCTTCGTCGCCCTGTCAGCGATGCCCACGACTGACGTACTGTCCACCCTGACCATCCCGGCCACGGCGGGCACGTTCGCTGTCGGCGATCCGGGCTGCGCTCTCAACGGCAAGGAAGTCAGCATCGACATCACCCGCGGCCAGGACGGCTCGCTCGGCATCTCGACCGAGATCCAGTCGAACGGCACGGCGCTGGAATGGGGGCAGCTCCTGACGGCAGGCAAGGCGAGCATCGCCACCGGCACCGTCAACGGCACCAACCTCGACAACGGCGCGTCAACGGCCTTCGGCGCGGCGGCGTACCTGCACGTCTTCTCGATGGCCTCGGGCACGATGGGCGTGAAGCTCCAGGACTCTCCTGACAACAGCGCATGGTCCGACCTGTCGGGCGCAGCGTTCACAAGCGTCACGGGTGCGACGAGTGAGCGCATCGTGCTCGGCACGACGGCGGCAGTCGCCCGGCACGTGCGTCTAGTTACTTCGGGCGTTCACGCTACGGCCTCGATGGCCGTGCTGTTCGTGCGCTATCAAACCAGCCAAGCAATCTAGGAAGGAAGAACGATGTCAAAAGTCTCCGGCATAACGACCTCTGTCACCGTTGACGACGCGGCAGGGGCAGGCAAGGACATCTCCAACGACATAACCAGCTTCGACGTGTCGACGCCTCGCGGCGTCCAGGACATCACCGGCCTCGACAAGAGCGCCGTTGAGCGCCTGCTGCTGCTGGCAGACGGCACGATCTCCCTGAATGGCGTCTTCAACGCCTCGACGGCTGACAAGTCGCACGACGTGTTCAAGACGATCCCCACGCAGTCAGGCTCGGGTACAGGCTCGACTCGGACGGTGGTCATCGTCTACCCCGGACCCAAGACGCTCACGATGGAATGCGTCCTCACCGACTACGCCCTCAACCGTGGCGCAGACGGCTCGCTCACGTGGACCGTCGAAGGCTCGCTCGCCAACGGCACCGCCCCGACCTGGAGCTAACCGCCAATGTGGCGGATCCCCGGCGAACGCATACGGCTAGACCTCGGCGGGCCATCCGTCGAGGTTGAGCCGCTGCGTTCCTGGATGATCCAGACCGAGTGCCTGTTCCTCGCGCAGAAGGTCAAGGACGCTGCCGAGGGCGCGGCGGAGTACGTCGCGCTCAACGAGCTCTTCGAGTTCATGGTCCGCGAGGCGCAGCCACAGTGGGACATCGTTGACCATCTCGGCGCGGTGCCGACCGACGCCCGCGGCATGGGCCGTCTGCCGCTGACCCTCGCGCTGGAGATCGTCGACGCCTGGACGGGCTCGCTCAACGCCCAGCCCGAGATGGCCGAAGTCCCCGAAGGGCTGCACGTCGTGGAGTCCGACGCGGCCTCTGCCGTCGATGCGCTGATCCCGCCGGGACCGCTACGGCAGACCGTCAAGCGTCGGCTTAGGAAGGTCGCATGAGCAACAGCGTCACCATCCGAACCAGCGCACCCGGCGCGAAACAGGCCGCAGCGGACATCGGCTTCCTCAAGAAGAGCATCGTCGGCGTGGGCAGTAAGGCGAACGGCCCACTCGGCGGGCTGCTCGGCGGGCTTGGCGCGATCAGTGGGCCGGCTCTCCTAGCCGGGGCGGGCATCGGCCTCTTGGGCAAGAACCTGCTCGATGGTATGGCCGGGGCGCTGGAAGAGTCGAAGCAACTGGCCCGATTGGACACGGCTCTTGACAACAATGTCAGGCATACCGACGGCGCTCGGGACGCTTTCGACAACGCTACTGAGTCGGCGATGGACTTCGCGTTCGCTGACGATGACACCCGTGAGTCGCTTATCAAGCTGCTCCCCGCCACCCGTAACGCCGGGAATGCTATTGACGACATGCATCTCGCGATGGACATTGCCCGAGGCCGTGGCATAGATCTCGCCGCCGCCACTGACATCGTGGTCAAGGCCGAGATGGGCAATACCACGGCGCTGCGGCGCATGGGTATCGCCGTCGACAAGGGCGCGACCTCTTACGAAATCCTTGCCAAGCTCGAAAAGACATACGCGGGCCAGGCGATGACATACGCCAACACCGAGGCGGGTCAGATCGAAGCCAAGCAGATCAGGGTGAACGAGGCGTTCGAGGACTTCGGCGGCATCCTGAATGACGTTATGTTCGCGGTGGTTGATACAGCCGACGAGCTGACCAGCATCAACTATTCCAAGAATGTCGCCTCGTTCGACCCGCTGGAAGCGCGGATCGGCGGCCTACGAAATATCTTCAACAGTCTCAAGGGCCCCGGCGGTCTGGCTGGTGGAGGGCTTTCGGAGTCAATCAGCGACAACATCGGCGCGGCGCTCAAGAAGGCCGGCG